CCACCGCTATCTTCCTGTCCATCATCCCAGTAGTTGAGTACAACAATTGACCGTAATTGTCCCTAACCATTGCAAGTCAATGGAACTTGATATTGTCGTTACACGTGCCGATGGTACCGTGGAACATTATCCAGGCGCTGCTTACTTCCACCGTAACCCGCTCAAGAGAGCTTGGTGGAGTGTTAAGAATTCACTAAGAAAGGTATTCTAATTTAAATGACTGCAAGAACACAAAACAACGGACTAGCGAGAGTCACCAGCACTTTGTCTGGTATTTCTTTCTGGTTCCAGTGGGGAACTGGTTCGGCAGCTGCGGCCTCGGCTAACGTTGTCACGACCACCACCACGACGGAAGCTCGCTCTTCCACCGCGAACACCCAACAGACTACCACGATTACTAACGATACCCTTCAGCTGGTCGGAACGATCACTGCTGCGGGTACTCGTGCAATCACCGAAGTCGGTGCATTTGACGCCGCTGGCGCATCTTCTCCCCCGACCGGTGGTAACATGGATTATTACGCTGACTTCACTGTCGTGAACTTGGCCGTCAACGATTCCATCACCTTCACGATGAAAGTCCAGTACACCTAATATGGCGTTTGGCACGATTATAAACAGTGCCACTGGTGCTTCGACTGGTACGTCTGTTTCAACTCAAGCTACATCAACGTCGCTGACCGTTTCGGTTGGCGACCTTGTTGTAGTTGGATATGCCTACAGAACAAATTCACCTGTTACAATCACTGATAATTTAAGCAATACCTGGACGGCGTTAACTGATAAAAACGGTGTCAGCAACACCGAAGGTATGTCTTATACTATTGTGACTGTTGCTGGAACTATGACTCCGCAGATGAACTTTACTGCGGTTACAAGTTCTAAGACTATATACGCAGCACAAATAGCAGGACCGTTTGCTAGTTCTGTGTTAGATATAAATCCAGCTGTGGCATCTGTTTCAGCTGGTACAGTTAACGGTAATGCGACAGGAACCTTGTCGCAAGGTCCAGAGATTGCAATTTCATACGCCAATCACGGAGCTAACACAGGTCTAGCTGTTTCTGGATCGTTCACGCTCATAACAAGCATAGGAATTAGCACCAATCTTCAAGGAGGTCTATCCTACCTTGTAGTAAACGATACTACCTCGTTGACTCCTAGTTGGACCGTCACGGCAAATGGTTTTATTGGAAGTGCTACCTTCAAAGCGGCCAACGTCGCTGACTTAGTTCAACTCAATCAATCCGCTAAACGTGCGGCTTACTGGTAAGGAAATATGATTTATCTAGCCTATAACGGCGCAATGCAGACCACCGCCGCCCCGGCGAGTATTACTACAAGTGCCGCAATTAAAACCCTCATGCAGGTCAAGCCCCTCGTGGCTTGTAAGATTGTTGAATGGGGCATCAGCTTTGACGGTTCTTCCGCAGCTACACCTGGTAAGGTCGAACTGATCGAAACGGATGTGGCGGCAACTGTTACTGCTTATGTCGCAAACGATCTCACGAAGATGGACGCAGAAGCGTTGCAGTTCGGTGATCCCACCTCCCAGCTAATATCGGTGGGTACAGCTGCCAGTGGCTTTACTGCTTCGGCAGAAGGTACTACGACTGCCAGTAGAAACCTGGCCGGTCCTCAGCTTATTGCACCTACTAACCAATTTATCCAACAGTTCCCTCTCGGAGCCCAGCCAACCATTCAAGCGAATAAGTTTGGCAGGATTCGAGTTACCTTTGGATCAGCAATTAACGCATACGCCTACATGGTTCTGTCCTTCTAAGGACTTTAATCAATGGCTAGGTTTGGTAGATCATTCCCGATACATCCGTGGATACGCGGACGTATTCGGCAATCGGCTACCAATACCCCGCTAACCCTGAATATAACTTCAGGTAGCACGGTTACCCTGACTAAGAACGTTGGTCAGCTGCTTACTTTTATCAGCGCCTCTACTACAACGTTACTTAAGAATGTAGGTCAACTGCTGGCATTCACCTCTGCTTCGACTACTACTCTTACCAAAAATATCGGTAAGAACTTAGCCACGTTTACTTCGGCGTCTACGGTTACCTTACTCAAGAACGTCGGCCAACTTCTAACGTTTACTTCAGGTTCTACGGTAACACTTACCAAGAAGGTAGGTAAACTGTTAAGCTTTATATCGGCTTCAACAGTGACATTGACCAAAGCGGTAGGTAAACTCTTAACTGCGTTTACATCCCCGTCTACCGTTACCCTTACCAAGAACGTCGGTAAGCTTCTTAGCTTTGTCTCAGCCAGCACAGTAACGCTGACCAGGACAATTAACCGAGCAGTTGCAATTGCAATCACAAGTGCATCTATAGTTACCCTACTTAAGAACGTAGGTAAGTTGATAACCTTCTCTTCTGGAAGTACTGTTACTCTTCTGAAGCGTGTTGGTAAGCTTATCACCTTCACTAGCGCAGCTACGGTTACTCTCAAGAAAGCTGTAGGTAAGCTAATAAGCTTTACAAGCGCATCTACAGTAACTCTGATTAAGAATGTAGGTAAACTTCTAGCAATAACTTCAGCTAGTATAGTTACACTTACTAAAGCAGTTAACAGAGTAGTTAACATTGCATTCACTTCAGGTAGTATAGTTACGCTAACCAAGAACATAGGAAAGCTGATAAGCTTTTCAAGTGCATCTACAGTCACTCTTAAGAAAGCTGTAGGTAAGTTAATTACCTTTACCAGTGCTTCTACGGTTTCTCTAATCAAGAACGTAGGCAAGAAGTTAGCTATAACTGCTGCAAGCATTGTTACAGTTCTTATCGGAATTGCTCACTTCGTCAATATATCGTTTACTTCTGCAAGTACAGTGGTGTTGACAAAGAACGTAGGTAAGAAACTTACGGCAATAACCTCAGCTAGCACAGTAACTCTGCTTAAGAACGTCGGTAAGCTTTTAACACTTACTAGCTCTTCGACTGTAACTTTGCGTAAGGCAGTAGCTAAGCTAATTACCTTTACTTCTGCTTCTGTCGTAAGTTTACTTAAGAACGTAGGTAAACGTATAACCTTTACCTCTGCTTCTGTAGTTACCTTAATTAAAGGAGCAGGTCACTTTGTAACTCTGACTATTACTTCCACAAGCATAGTTACGCTTACAAAGAATGTCGGCAAGAAACTCAGTGTAACTGCCGGTAGCATTGTATCAATCGTCGCTCAGTTTATATCCGGCGGCGGTGTAAACCACCTAGTTAACATTACGATAATAAGTCCATCCATCGTATCTCTAACACAAAATGTAATCCACAGGACCGCTGTATTCGGACGTAATCTTTGGCAGAGAGCACGACAAGGTCGTAGCACTCTCAACAAACAAACCTTGACTACAGATGGAAACAGTATCTTTAGATTCTACTAATGTACATGCCTCTACAAACAGCTTCTAAAATTTGTTGCGAAATAGCCAGTTTAACAACCCTGCTAGGCACCGCCTGGGCTGTGGCCTCAGAGGCTTTGACTTATCTTCCGCTCGTCATTACTTCAAGCGGTGGTATCTTGGCTGCGTATTTCTATATCCTACAAATACAAATACTACGTAGGAAACGAAGACGTCGTCAGATGTACCGTAAGAAACGAGGACTGAGTGACTAAGAAGACTAAGACAACTGGTCTATCCGAAGAAAGAGTTCAGAAGAAGCTTGCAGCTGAATCTGACTTAGAAAAATTTATTAACTTAGTCCACCCTAAGAGACATCTCGGTAACTTACACCGAGAAGTTCTTCGTTGGTGGTCTAAATGTGAGGGAGAGAACAACAGACATCAACTGTTACTCCTGCCTCGTGACCATATGAAATCAGCATTGGTCGCTTATCGCGTTGCTTGGGAACTTACGAAAGACCCTACATTAAGAGTTCTCTATATATCTAGCACGTCTAATCTAGCTACCAAGCAACTCAAATTTATTAAAGACATTATCACCTGTGATGCCTATCGAGCCTATTGGCCTGATATGGTCCACAAAGATGAGATGAAGAGAGAGAAGTGGACAGAACGTGAAATATCACTCGATCATCCGCTCCGTAAAGAATGGTCTATACGTGATCCTTCTATCTTTACGGCTGGTCTTACTTCTAACATCGTTGGCCTTCACTGTGATATTGCCGTACTTGATGACGTTGTGGTACAAAGTAATGCGTACACTGAAGACGGACGAGGAAAAGTAAGAGATCAATATTCTCTTTTGTCCTCCATCGAAACAGTTAATGCCCGTGAGTGGGTTGTCGGTACACGGTACCATCCTAAAGATCTATACTCCAGTCTAGTTGAAATGGAAGTAGAAACTCACGATGAACTAGGAAATGTCGTTGCTCGTCACTCTCTTTTTGAGGTTAAGGAAAATCAGGTTGAATCAGCCGGAGACGGAACCGGAGAGTTTATTTGGCCACGTTCACAGTCCCCTGATGGAAAGTGGTTTGGATTCGACGCAAAGACTCTAGCAGATAAACGGGCTCAGTATCTCAACAAGATTCACTTCCGCGCCCAGTATTATAACGATCCTCACGACATTGACTCGTCCCCGATTCAACGGGACCTATTCCAATATTATGATCAGAACTATCTCTTCAAGAAAGACCTCAACTGGTATTTCAAAAGAGAAAGACTCAACGTCGTAGCAGCGGTTGACTTTGCCTATTCTACAGGCAAAAGAAGCGACTATTCCTCCATTGTTGTGGTAGGAGTTGACGGTCTCTTAAACTACTACGTATTAGAGATAGATCGCTTCAAGACAGATAAGATATCAGAATACTTTAATCATATTCTAAAGCTCTACGAGAAGTGGGGTTTTAGAAAAGTACGTTGTGAAGTGAGCGTTGCTCAACAGGTCATTGTTAAAGACCTTAAAGACAACTACATAAGACCATTTGGTCTAGCCCTCAGCGTTGAGGAGTTCAGACCTACTAAGTGGCAAGGTTCCAAGGAAGAGCGAATTATGGCTACCCTTGAACCCAAATATGCTAACCGCCAGATTTGGCATCAACCCTCAGGAAATTGTCAAGTTCTGGAAGAAGAGCTTCTGTACGCTAATCCAGCGCACGACGACGTCAAGGACGCTCTCGCGTCTGCTGTTGACTTCGCGACAGCTCCCGTAAGTTTTATGAGACAAAGGACTACTCAAGAACATGATTTTCAATTTCATGGTAGATATGGCGGCGTCATATGACCGGTAAGGTTATTCCGTTAGAGAATGTAATTACACCGGATGCACTAGCTACCCGTATTACCGAACGCTGGGTCGAGTGGGAGACTCTTCGTCGTCCCAAAAGAAACGACTGGGAAGAGATTCGTCGCTATGTATATGCGACAGATACTACTCAGACGTCTAACTCCAAGCTTCCTTGGAAGAACAAGACGACTATTCCCAAGCTCTGTCAGATCAGAGATAACCTCTACAGTAACTATACTGCTACCCTGTTTCCAAAGCGTAAATGGCTTATATGGGAAGCTGCTAACGCCGACTCCAATTCAGTGGATAAGCGTGATTCTATCGTCAACTATATGTCTTGGTGCATAGAACAACCTACCTTTAAACATGAAATTGACAAGTGTATTCTAGACTACATTGACTTCGGCAATTGCTTTGCTACGGTCGAGTGGGTAGATCAACGAGTCCTTCTCCCAGATGGAAAGACCCAAGCTGGGTACGTAGGTCCAGCTCTTCGCCGAATTTCACCATTAGATATGGTGATGAACCCAACTTCTGAGAACTTCATACAGTCTCCCAAGATTGTACGTTCAATCGTCAGCATGGGTGAAGTCCGTAAACTCCTAGAGCGTCTGTCTAACGACGAGAATAGAGAAGCCTATGAAGAGCTTTACAAGTATCTTAAGGATGTTAGGTTTCACGCAAGAACCTTTCAAGGAGATTGGCAGCAGCAGGACCGCCTATATCAAATGGATGGCTTCACTTCCTTTAGGGCTTACCTGCTACAAGATTACGTCGAACTCCTAACCTTCTATGGTGACTACTACGACTGGATCAACGACAAGTTCGAACAGAACCGTGTGATCATGGTCATTGACCGCCACAAGCTGGTCATGGATCAACCTAACCCATCCTTCTTCGGATATCCTCCAATCTTCCACGTTCCGTGGAGAAAGAAGCAGGATAACCTCTGGGGAATGGGTCCACTAGATAATCTGGTCGGTATGCAGTACCGTCTGGATCACGTAGAGAACATGAAGGCTGATATCTTCGATCTGGTAACTTATCCAGTTCAGAAGGTTAAAGGCTTTGTGGAAGACTTTACTTGGCAACCAGGTGAAAAGATCTATGTCTCTGAAGAAGGTGACGTCGAACTGCTTCAACCTCAAGTCCAAGCTCTCAGTGCTAACATGGAAATCCAAGCACTTGAAGCTAAGATGGAAGAGATGGCAGGAGCCCCCAAAGAAGCTATGGGCTTCCGTTCTCCGGGTGAGAAGACTAAGTACGAGGTCCAAAGACTAGAGAATGCTTCCTCTCGTATTTACCAGAACAAGAT